CTCCCCTCGGCTGCTTCTCTCATCAACTGCACCTCTGCCCGTGACGGTTCAAGGTGAAAATCCTGATAAAGATGTAGCAATGTTGTAAGTCGCTCAGGTGCCGGTTCAGAAATCCATTCCGTCAACAACATATTGATTGCAGCAACCTCAACATTGACCGCCTGTTTTGCCTGATTTTTAACTTTGGCTATGCGATCGTTGTAAGCGTTCCGCATATCATGTCGTTTTTCCTCTAAATAGGATTGATTGTACTTTTTCGCGTTTTGTGCATCGGCTTGTGCTGCTGCTGCAATTTGTTCTAATGTCTTTGCTCGCATATCAGCCAATGAACCACGTATCCGCTGAAAATGCTGTTTCATTGCTTCGTCAAGTCGTTCCTTTTTCACTGTCGTTCACCTCTCAAAAATATTTCTTTCATCTGGACTGTATGCCTGTATGATCCGCTCGCGCCGTGCTTCTTCACAGTCTTTGTAACGCTCAGGAATTGCGTGTCCGTTAGTGCTGTAAAAATCTACAATTTCGCTATGTGTCATTGGTGCAGTTTTCCGCAGTCTTAAACTTTCCTGATATGACATCCCCATAAAAAATCACCCTCTTTCGTATATTTGTTCAAGTAGTTCCCTCGGTGGATTCAATCCCATTCTGTAGTATCGCGCCAAATCCGCGTACATCCGCGCTGACTGATCCGCGCCGTATTCGTTCCGCACAATCTTCCGCGCTGTGTCTTTGTCCTTGCTTAAAGTTTTCTCCGCTCCGCGTGTCTTTTCGCTATGTTCCTTCCGGGCTTGTTGCTGCCGCCATAGATCGCGGCTATAAGAATTTGTAAAACCCATCTTCTATTCCTTCTATCATTTATCGTTCATCCTACGGATAACGGCTTTTTCTGGTTGACTTGCCCATGTACGGGAAAAGTTAGAAAAGCCGGTTCCGGTAAAAAGGTTATCATTTGTGTATGCTCTGAGCCGTGAAGATTTACCCAAGATTGCAATGCCGCGTCTGACTGCCTTTTCATCCGTTGAAAGTTTGTGCAGATATTTGTTCTCGACTGCCTTTCGCTCTTCATCTGGTAACGCGCTGATTTCTTCAAGTAGTGCGTTCCGCAGAAGTCCGTCAATGACAGTTTGCTCGGTGCTTGCCGTCTTCGTATCTGGCAACGCATCAATCAGCAGTAAATCCTCACTCTCAGCGTCAATCCCGGTACCATGCATAGGTTCATCTAATGGAATCGGCGCTTGCTGTGACCGCTCGGCATTCTTTAACAATGATAAAGTGTTCTGTGAAATTTTCAGTTCCTTCAGGATCGCGGCACCTGGTGGCGGCTCTCCGTGATGCGTGACATAATCGCTACAATAATGCCGGTATCGGTTCAGCAGACCACGCATGTTTATAGGTAGTGAAACCGGCGCTGAGTCGTTACTTGCTATTATCAATTCACGCAGTAAAAACGGCTTTAGACAGTATATAAATGACGCACCTGCATCTGATCGGAAGTAATCAACCGCGTTACACATCGCCAAAAATGAAATAGATTGTACCTCTTGTGGCTCAATGGCTTTTGATATAATAAAGGGCTTTGCTGTCCTGTAACAAAATCCTTTGTTCTGCTCTAACAATTTCAGCATCAAATCCCCGTGCTTGTCTTTGCCGTCCTGAATCATACTTGCAAGTTCTTCGTTGCTATATTGTCGCTGCTCAGTCTCCGGAAGGATCGCCGCCGGTCTTTTCTTCTTCTTTGATTTGTTCATCCATTACTTGTTCATCCTTCAGCATCTTATTTATAAAAACCTGTAATTCTCTCGTTTGTCGGCTTTCGTTCCCGTATGACCTGGAACATTCGTTCTTTATCTTTCCGATGATGCGGCATCTGTCCTCTATGCTCAGGCTGCTATCACGAATGACCGCAAGCGCTCGCAATTTCATCGACATAACCGATTCAGTTATAAATCTGTGTTTTCCCATTTGCCCTGTATATCCTCACATCAACTTACTACATCTGAAAAGTTCATATTTGTTCACCTGCCTTACTCAATCATCAAAAACTGGCTTTTCCGGTAAAGTCGCGCTTGCATATCTGGCTGCAATTTGTTCGGCTGATTCGTGCTGAACCTGCGGCTGTACCTCGGCTGCAATCGGGCTTGTCTCTCTCCACCCGAAATCAGCTTTTGCCGCAAAAATCGCCCCCACGCTGTTATCCAAAACCGCATCATATATTGAAGATTCGCACTCTTTGAGCCATTTTTTCACAGTAACGGAGTGTACATTGCTTGCGTTCCGATATTCTCCCCGTCTCCATGTGTCTAAAGTATCTGGTGCAATCCCTGTTAAAAGGCAGTACCGCAAAAGTGTCGGACGTATGCCGCATTTATAGCATAGACGGCAATAACATCCCCAAATCTGATCTAATTGCATGATATCAGCAGTATCCAACGTTGTGCCTTTGTTATATGGCTGCGGTTCTATCGGCTTAAAAAGCTGTTCATATATGTAACGCATAGCACCTGCAAACGTTGTTGACTTCCTTATCATATCCGGGTTTTCAAGGTTGGATGTATATTCATCAAATAACTGTTCTATCTGGGAAATATATATCTCCGTTCCATCCGCGGTTCTAATGCTGTTATCCATCTGTTTATCACCTCTTTTCTATCGTGTATTTATGTATTTTTATCAGCAAAATTGCTGTTTTTTCTATTTGTGAAAATTCTGTGAACGATTTTGCTTTTTTACTACTTTTTATGCCCTCTCATCAATGCGCGAGTGCTTAAAAACCCTTTATTTTCAAGGTTTTCTGGAAATAGTGACGGAGGGTGACGGACGTTTCACAAAATCCCTCATGAGAAATGCGTTTTTTGATTTCAAAAAGTTTGACATTTGCCGTCATCGTCCGTCACTCTTAGGATTTAAGCCTGTTTTAGAGCCTGTCGTTCTTCCCTTTTGCGTTCTTCGTATGACTTCAACATAATCCCTTTATATATCTTTCCATGATTTGTTTTTTTAGCTTCATAGCCTGCCCCTATAACAGCCTGTGAAAACTCGGCTGCACTCCGTGTAAAATCGCCGGTTGTGGTACAATATTCTCTATATGCTGCGTAAAGATCGCCGCCGCCTACCTGATAAAGAGGATTGATTTTGCATCTATCCTGTAAAAAGTTCTGCAACCAATCGTTACTCATTCGGTACTCTTGCGTCATAGCAACTACACATTCAGGCTGCTTGACATGGAAACCATTTTCAATAATGCGCTTTGCTCCCTCAATCACCCATGCAAGGATAGCGCCGCCGCAAGTCTCAAACAAAATTGATGAATAGTCTTTTATTTCTGTGCTTGATCCTCTGATTCTGGCGTTAAATGGTAAGACTGCCAACCTATCCCATGTACCGCTATCATTTGAACCTACTTTCGGCAAATGGTTTGTATACATAATCAAATGATGTGAGGGAACAAAATCGTAAGGCTGTTTGTATTTCGGCTCACAATGAATTTTGTCTATAGAACACAACTTTTTCATGGCGCCGGTGTCAAGTCTACAACCTTCTTCCAGTTCCGCAGCAATTACAAAGCGCTTACCCCTGAGTTCTGCAAATTCCGGTGATTTGTTTTTCCGGTTGTCTGCCGTCAATGTTTCTGGTGCCAATGTACTGGCATAACTTCCCAAACATTTAGCAATCGTGTTGAAAAGTGTTGATTTTCCATTTCCACCTTCACCTGTAGCAATGATAAGTTCCTCTCGCTTAACTGCCCCTACAGCACAACCGCCAATAACCTCTTGCAGATACCTTTGTAAATCTTTATCTCCGCAAGTCATCCGCTCTAAAAATTCCTTGAATACTTCCGAATTCTCATTATCCGGTGAAACTGCCGTTATTTTCGTGCAATAGTCTTTCGGATTATGTGGAGAACATTCCCCTGTTTTGAGGTTCACTGTTCCAGCCGGTGTATTGAGTAAAAAAGGGTTTTTGTCCAGTGCTTCGATGTTTATTTGTACTTTCGGACCTACTTCTGTTAATGTGGCTGCTATCCTGTTTGAGGATCTCCGGGAAATTATATATTTATAATAAAGAAGGGCTTTTCTTGTTTCTGTTTTCACCTCATCCGGGTTCTCATTACTTCTACCCTCAAGGATCGCTTCAGCCCTCAGACGACAATTATTCAACCACTTTTTCGCGTCCTTTAGCTGCCTGTCGGTGAGCTGCTGGCTTAATCCTTGTGCTTTTAAGCTGTCCTCTTGCCACACAGTACCATCATATACAAGGAATCCTGTTTCTTTCGAATATCTAACCTTTGCTCCAAACTCTCTGTTGAATACTTCCGCTTGTCCTAAATCGCTTTCGTCATCTGGCTGTAGTGCTGTATATTTCTGTTTAGACTTTGGTTTCCATCCGTTATCCTTAGCGAATCTGAATATCGTACCTCGATTGTATTTACTTGGTGTACGATTGAATGAATCCCACTTTTTCTGGGTCTTTTCTACTCCGTCATATTTATCAGACGGAATACCTGTTCTTTGATCGCTCCACTTGCTCCACTCGTCAAAAACATCAAATGAAAATCCGCAATTTTGTAAAGCCTGGCCTACTGTTCGCCATGTTTCGTAGTTGTCAGAACTTATATACTGCAACGCATCTAATACATCGGCTCGCTCTTTATCCGTTAACACAAATTTTGCTGTTCCGTCACTCTGGGGCATAAGTACTGAATTGTACTGTTTCTGACATTCATCCTTTAACGCCAATGCTTCACGCCATATCGCCGCCGCCTGTTCATCGTGTGCAATACGGTGCTGCTTTTTGTACTTAGTGCCTGTCAAAATGAAGTATTTACCGCCTGTGTTAAAATAGAGTTCGATTTTCGGTATTTTGTCCTGTTCTTCCTTTGAAAGATTTTTATATTCTTCAACATTTTTCCAGATTATAATGCTCTTTGTATCGTTAGATATTGGCGCGAAACTTCCAGCCAAATCCCCTAAGTCGATAATCTGATGTAATCCGTGACCGCTTAAAGATACTTCGGTGTACGTGCCGCCCAACTCTTCAATTTTTCTATAGAGACTATATGCCGGTTTGCACATCATCCCGGAATCGTCTATACAGTGATCGTAGTCAATGACAGCTATAGTGCTACTATTTCCACATGCAACATATCCGAATGGTTTCCCCTCTGGTATATCATCCATAAAAACCCAGTTTTCCGGTGTATTCCATCCGGTCGGACATTCTGTCTTTCCAAATCCTGTCTTTTGAAAGAATCTTTTGCTTTCTGTGATTTCCGGGTCAATCCCGTTTCTGTCCTGATAATATTTCATTTCGCCGCCTTTCTGCCGTCTTCAGCTTCAGCGGCTTTGTCTGCTTTCAGTTTTTCAATAGTTTTGTTTTGCCATGCTGTCCAGTTCGGCATAAATTCCCGGCTCTTTGGTCGCGAATCGCGACCTTTCACCTGCTTCACAGGTACTTTGTTTGGAATATTTTTCACAATAAGTGCCATTTTTTTACAATCCTTTCTAATATATATTTCTCCCAGACGGCTTTTCTTTGGTTAGCATCACGGACTGCACATGCACCCGTGACGGTGTTTTTCATCTTTAACATGCTGAAATTTCTCCTAAAAAATTTTTCTGAACAGGGTTTTTTGTTACTAATTATCCATGTGGTCAGATTGCTTCGCCATAAATGCGGCTTGACGTTTCCAGAATCGCCGCTCTAAGTGTCTCTTTTTCGTCTTCAGTTAACTGAAAACGCAAATAATAAGAAATGGTGGACTGTGATTTTCCTAACGTCCTACCTAACTCAAACTGTGATACTCCGGTTCTTTTCATCAAACTTCTAAGGTCTTCGTTAGCCATAAATAGAGTTCTCCTTTTTTACATTTGTAATGATATTGAATTGTCATGGTGCAATAAAAACTCAGATTTTTTGTGTGTGGAGTAAATAGACGCAGTGCGAGGGCAAATAGTATTTGCTTGCGTCTATCGCGGTCGGAAATGTGAAGGGCTACAACATAAATGTTGTCAGAAATGTAAAAGACTACCGCGACTCGATGTGTAAAAATGTTAGAAAATGAATCTTATTTATATCTTATATTTATATTATATCATAATATTATTGATTATACAACGTGATGAATTTACTGTAGACTACGCCAAAATGTATACATCATAAATTCAAACAGTCCCTTTATTTATAAGGCTTTCCCGTGGTTCGGGTTTGGTATTTGTGAATAATTTTTGCATCATGATATGACAATGAAATACAGATTTCTGGTGTGAAAATAGAAAATTACGGCTCCCCCAGGCACACACCCGGACGGATCACCCCCAGCCGCCCCGACCCCAAGCTTGTGTTTTCACTTCCGAATAATTCGGATTTGATCCGACCCCCTAACATATAGAAGAAGCCGCCCACGGATGGACGGCAATGTAATGGTATATATATTATACATGATGTGAATATCTTTCCAGAATGGAAACACCTGTTCTTTAATCAACGAATAAAAACCTGACTATCAATAATTCATTTCGACATGGAATATAAAACCAATGACTTTTTTTCCGCTTTTCACTTCTTCATGTGTGATTTTGTATGTTGTAGTTCTTAATATTTCTGCTTCGGCTTTTTCAATAACTTTTGCTTTGAAGCTGGAATATCTTTCAAACTTATCAAGCGTATCTGTTGCCGTTCTAATATCGTTTACACTAATTTCAACATTTACACCTTCTCTTGGTATCGTTTTGTAAACTATCCGTGACATTATCATCTCATACAAACGAACTGCGTATACGCTTTTCATTTGCAAAATATCTTGAAGCAGGTATTGCGTGTATTTTTGAGATTCTAACAGTTGCAATAACAAAGGCGCTAACTTGTTGTTTAATTCAATAGCTAAACCGCCTTTACTGGAATAAGCACACAGACTTACCCACGGAATTTTTAAGAATTTATACTCTTTATTATCAAGACTATATTCCTTTATTTCCACCCTACTATCAAGCAGTTCATCCGTGATCTTATCTATATCGCGCGATAGTGTTGTTCTACTGGCTCCAAGCAATGATGCAAGTTGCCCTATTGGTAATAAATATGTATGAAATTCCATATCATTTGGCTTTATTTGCATTATTACAGCCCTAACAATCTTAGCTGCTGACAGGCTCAGTGATTGCCTACCATCTATCAAATTGTTACGCTGTACGACATACATCTCATCATTGAAGCAAAAACTAATTTGTCCGGGTATCTGTTCGTTTTTCTTCACGGCAACATTCCTCCTTCAGAATACTATAACATATTGACTACCAAAATATCAATAGGTAGTCGATAATGTATCCAAAGGTAGTCATGCGAGCATATCAAAAATGTATCCAAAGGTAGTCGATACTGTATCCAAAAGTAGTCGATAATGTATCCAAAGGTAGTTTTACAGCCTAAAAATAAAACACTAACGGAACCTTTATTTACAAGGGTTTGTTCGGATTCTGTGAATTTTTCCCTTCTATGAAGTATTAAAGTATTCAAAGTATTTCAACTCATTACTAATTGCCCTCGCCTATGCATGTATCTAAAGGTAGTCGAATAAAGCCATTCAAAACACTTTCAAAAATCTATGTTATCCCCTCAAAATCGCCCTTGTACGACTCTATTCCACGCCACCTGACCGAATCCTCGACTGCATCCAGAAAAACGATTACAGGGGCTTTGACGCGCTCAGACGGTGCAAGCTGCTGCCGGTATCGGTCGAATACGGTTGTATGCTTGCCGGTATCGGTTGGTCTGGTTCCGGATGGCGCTGCGGATCGGCTCGCCGGTGCGGCCTGTGTCGCTTGTTCAATAGCTTCCGTCAAATTTGACGGAACGGAACGAAACGGTTCCCTGTCTGTTGCGGATCGGCGGCGAGTTCTGCGGCTGTGCGGCCTGTGTCGTTTGCGTCAATAGCTTGGGTCAAATTTGACCCAACCTTTTCATGTCCAATCCCGAAATCCTTCCCGGCTTGTATCTGTCTCTCCTTCGCTTCTTTCGCCACCTGTTCGACATGCTGTATATAGCGCTCAGAATGCCCCTGAATTGCGCTTTTCGGTGCCGGTCGATATTCTTTCCGCCTAGGTCGGTATTTCGCCGTTGTAGGGGCTGTGCGTGCGTCATATAGTATCTTGTGTCCGGATACGCTTTTCAAATTCCGCAGCGGTGCGGTTTTTGAAGTCTCTTCCGTGGTGCTGTGATGCGCTGAAATGCCCCCAGAATCGCGTTTTCTACATCGGTCGGGGAAAATGTTCGGCTACTCACGAAAAATGGCTGTACAGGCGATTTGAGGACGCTGTATAACATGCCGTGCCTGTCTTCCAGATCGGCGGCGCTGCTGTCTCTTCCGTGCTTGCTGTGATGCGCTTCGAGGCTTCCGTCAAATTTGACGTAGGGCTAGTCTCTTCCGTGTTTGCTATTATGCGATGAAATGCCCGATAAAAAACCCGGGTCAAATTTGACCCCGGTTACGCTGTCCTGTGATGCGCTGAAATGCCGCAAAATACCCGATACGTCAAATTTGACGGAACGGTGCTTGCTGTAGTGCGTCAGAATGCCCCAGAAACGCGTTTTCAGCATCGGTCGGGTATTTCTCCGTCTTTCATCTAAAACCGCAGTACAGGGCTTGTGAGTGCGTCATAGACAGGTATAGCGGCGTATCTCAGGAGAAAAAAGGCAGCGCCATTACAGCGCCACCTATATATTGAATCCATATAATTATATTAAAACTATATGATTTATAGATATTGTTCAATCAAATAGTGAATGACGGATGCCGCAGTTACACCGTGTTCAAGTGCATACTTCTGCAACTTTAGTTTGTCGCTCTCCGTCACACTCAAACACAACTGAGTGCGTTTCTGGCGTTTTATTTCTCCGGTCGCTCTCCGTTCTGTCTCCTGTTCCTGTAAATTTATTTTTTCCATTTCTTTTCCGAAGTCGAACATTTCAGACATACTCACACCCCCTCAATGATATATAGAAAACATATAATTATATAGAAACTATATTACTTCATTTGGAATACCTGCCGCATTGCGAATTGCATTAACCATCAGCAGCGCCGCTTTTGCCGGTTCTGACTTGGGCCTGTAATCCAGAATGGACTTTTGCAAGGCTGCTGCTTGAACGAATAACTGTGATTCTGGCAACGTCAAGATATCCGCTTTTACGTCTAGCTTCTGCAATGCGTGCAAAAAGTCATTGCTGCTTTTATAGCGTGCGTGATAGCAATTCAGCACAATGAAAAGACGGCTGTCCGGTTTGCGGTTCTCCTGAATAATCCTTAGCGTCCGGAATAGTGGCTGTGTATCTTGTCGGCTACTCCTGCAAGGTACAACCAATATGTCCGAATTCTGCACATATGTAGCCAGCTTTTCTTTAAGGACACCTGCTGTATCGATAACAGATATTTCCGCGTCATTATCTTTGAATGGCTCTAAGATACTCCCTTGTGCGTCCAGATTGATTAGTGCTGACGCTACGTTAGTTCGTTGCAGACTTCTTGCAATCTCTGTACTGATCTGAGTTTTGCCCGTGCCACCTTTTTGATTCAGGATTAGTATGTTCTTCATAGACGCAACCCCCTATATCCTATCTATAATCTATATAGAAACAATATGATAATATAGAATCTATATAGCTTTGTCAATACCCCTGTACCGGCTTTCCCGGTTGCGTGAGGGTTTTTCCTTCCGTGACAGAAAACGGCTCTCTCAGGGATTCAGGCTGTATGCTGTGCGATGCCTGGGCGATGTGCTCCCGGTTTTGACTTGCCGCGTGGCAACCGACTTTTATGCAAGCTGCTTTCGGTCGGCGCGGATCGGCTCGGTAGCGGATGGATTTCATATACATAATGCACAAAATAAGGATGCCGCGTTCTGCGACACCCCTAACTCATATCATGGCTGTTCATTTTTGTTCGTTTAATACCTTTGAGATAACACCAAGCGAACAACTTAATTTGTCGCGGATTTCTCGGACGGTCTGCCCGTTTGCGTAAAGTTCCCGGATTTCTGTTTTCACAGCGTCTGTGAGTGCCGGTCGTCCTCGTCTGGTTTTGAATTGCGGCACTGGTTCCGGTTCAGGTTGTGGCTCGGGCTTCGTGTACTGCTTTTGTAGTCGATCCATCCGCAATGCATTTTCTAACTGCTCAATTTGCTGGGCCTGTAGCTTGACAGTCTCTCTAAGAGTGCCGGTTTTCACGGGTTTATCACTCAACATCTGCGTGTATGATGAGTTGAGCGCTCTAAGGTCTTTCGCCTCTTGCGTGAGTGAATCGACCGTCTTTCGCAGCTGGTGACGCTCTAACCTCAACCTATCTCGCTCGGCTTTTACAGCTTCCAGTTCATACAGCAAATCCTGAATATCTTTTTCGGTCATAGTTGCCCCCCTATCTGCGCGATAATAAATGAACATTTATGAACATATCATAGCATGATAGGTGCTGTCCGTCAATATCAGGCATAAAAAAAGCGGCTCCGGATGGATGCCGCCTGTGTAAAATATCAATCTCTTTCGTCTTCTATAGTTCCAAGATGTTCAACTGTTTTTTCAGCCCATTCTTCTGCATAATCCGTTACTCTATCACGCATATATTCCGTGTCTGGATCTTCTGCAAGTGGATCGTCTGCACCTTCCCAGTTCTCAACGCATTCATTAACAAAATCATTGATGAATTCTTGTTTAGCATCTTCTGAAAAGTGCCGTCCGTGCTGTTCTTCCTCTGCAAAAAGTGCCCTTGCTGCTTCTTCCTCAATCCATTCTCTTACTGTCATGCTGTTTAACCCCCTCATCCGTGAATTAAAAATATTTGCTTTGAATCCTGTTAATGGATGTGTCTGCATGTATTCCGTCATTGCTTCAGTTGTCATACTGGTTAACGTCATACATGCTGTTTGTGCGTATAATTTCCATTCTGCTACATCATCGCCAGCTGCCCGAACAGAAAAAACAACTGTTTCTTTTTTCTTTTTCAAGTGAATCACCCCCTTTTTATATGTCTACAATATGTATACATAATGTTTATATAGCGATGATATCACATAGAAACTAACTTGTAAAGTTGCTCTGGATGCTACCTTGTGTAAAATCACTTCTGCTCAACTTTTGCGATACGAAAACCACTTTCAACACCTATAGCGAAAACATGTGTCAGAAGACGGAAAGCAGCGTCTTTGCTGCCTGTTACTCCGCAACTGTCCATAATATCGGCGATTTCATTGACGTTCAAATCATACCTGCGGTGCCGTTCAAGGATCGCGTTTCCGTTCTCTGCAAAACCTTTTAAATTCCTTTTCATGCTATCGCCGCCCCCTTACTATTCCGTGGTGTCAGTTCATAGTTTTGGTCTAAGTCTTCCAAGTCTTCAATAACTCGACCGAGATAGCGCCGCATACCGTCAACGGCTGATGCTAATGTTTCGGTTGACGCAGAAAAAGCGTCATTATAAAAACCTTCATACAGTACCAATAGTTGACCGGCTATCCCGTTCAAGTCCACGATTGATTCAAAAAGTTCATGTTCCATCGCTGATTCACTCCTTTTATAATTTGAATGTAGTCAAATAGATTACATTGTAGTCATTTTAACAAACGCATTGCATGTAGTCAATCGTAAGTGATATAATTCTATAAAAATATTTTGTAGGTGAATGTATGGAAGAAAAAGAGAAACTTTATCCGACCAGTGTGCGGCTGCCTGAATCCGTGAAAGTTGAACTGGAAAAGATCGCAGACCGGGAAACACGCTCCCTGTCAAATACAATTTTAATTGCTGTGAAGGAATATATTTCAACTCACCGTGAATAATTTGTACTAAATGTTTAATTTGTTGACAAAATAGATACAATTTGGTATAATACACTTGACGGGTAGAGCCGAAGACAGGATTAGTAGGCTCGCCTATACAGATACTTGTTTTCTATAATAAGTGTAAAATTCATTAGATAGCCTTTGTGTTTGGCTGCTCCTGATGATCGTGAAAAGTCCGGGGCAGCTATATAGAATAACAATTTCCATTTTACCGAAATGAGAACTATATATTATCCATTAGGAAAGCGTTCCTTAACAGGGGCGCTTTTTGCTTGCCTAAAGTCATTGCGTTACGCTTATGAAACATGGTCAATTTCGGGCTTTATGCTTTAGTGATGGAATAGTACGGGGGATGGCGTTTGAACGATTACAGCATATTTCATGCAATGTTTAACCGTAGTCCGTGAGATTGTGTTATACTGATCTGGGTGTTGCCACCATATGCGGTGGGCGGCTAGCCACTTTCACAGGAAGGTGGTGAAGTGTATGGACATATTCCAGTTAATGACCTTTATAGGTTTTTGCTATACGGTCTATCGGATCGGATACGCTCATGGATATAGAAACGCACGAAAAAACCGCCCCGGCTCTGGCAAGTAGGAAGCGGTTTTATCCGTAACTGATAAATCAGGGCTAGCCGTCTATCGCGGCAGCACCTTTTTTATGTGGTCATATTATAGCACATCTATCCGGATTCGTCAAAAATGACGTTTTCTTTCCAATATGTATACGAAAAGTGCCTTTTTTCTTTCCTTTTTCGGCTCCCTGTCTCCAGATCGGCGCGTGTCGTGTCTTTCCGTGACGGAATATCAGGTCTTTTTTCTGATTGCAATTTCCAAATCCAACGCATCGCATAAACGGCGAATGTCTCCGAATCGCATCCGGTCAATGTCTTTCAGGCTGTAACTGACTGCGGATCGCGTTTTACCTAATATGCTTGCAATGTCTTCGTGCGTCAGGTGTCGGACTGCTATGCGTCCGTGAATTATTTCGTTTATTTCTTCTGTCTGGCGGTCATACTCCGCAGCTTTTCGGGCTGCTGATCCTAACGGCGATATTTTCGGCATAGAATAAACCTCTTTCCTTGACATAGAAAAACCGTCCTCAGACGGTAAGGACGGCTTTTTTAGGTTTCCGTTTTGCGGTTGACGGATAAAAAGAAAAATCCCCGTCATGTGTAATTATATCATAAAATCAGGTTGAAAAAAGTCTTTTTATTTTTGCGGAATTTTTGCAAGCCTTGCCCTGTGTCCGTATCTATCAGAACCAATGTCTTACATCTGCGGCACTGGTAGTGAAAGCCGCTTATATATGCTCCGGGCGTGATCGGAAATAGACGCGTTTTGCATTCAGGACATACAGCCCAGGTATCTATTTTTATGTTCATGGACTAAAATTTACCTTTTCTTTTGCTACTCGCTTATCATTTGAACGTCATATACAGAGTTGTATTGTACAATCTCTTTACTGCCTAAATATGACATGATGCCTATAATATCTTTACAGCGGATTTTGGCTTGAAAGATGTGTCTTGACTTTCCATCTATGCTCGAAGATTTCCATTCTCGAAAGTGTTCTACAAATTCAAGAGATAGCGACCACGAAAAGTGGTATTTGGCTTCGTCAATCGGCTCCGGGCCTGCTCGATACACTATGATCTCTAACTCATTCCACTCAGGCGGCAGTTCTGGACTTCCCCACAACCTCGCATGTTTCACATTTTCAAAAAGTGACGGAGATGCGAAATTTCCAACGTGATATGCTGCAAGGGCAAGTTGATATTTATGCGTATCATCTAACAGCGGAAAATATTTTTCATACAGATACGCTTTTGTATCTGGGGTCTGTCTTGCTGCTAGGATGTACATGATTAGCATATCGTAGTTTTGTATATCATATAAATTTTTACACACATAGTCTGCGCTTTTTGTACGTTCGGTAATTATCATAGTATTTTTTAAGATGTAGGATTTATAGAAACGGTTTTTTCTGGTTTCGATATTCTGACAGGCAAACAAAAAAGTGAACGATCGGTCACTCAGACCCCGGACACACCCGGCAGCACTCGGCGCTCAGGCTATCGGCTCCGTGAAATTTCGATGATGACCGAAAAAATGACCGCGTTAGTTTCGGATATGTCCGTGGGATTTCTGCTCGGTGCTGTCTGTCTCCGAATGAAACGACTGGAAGTATAATATATATATAGAATCGTCTATGTACTACAATATACCATTATCATATCACGCACATCTATATATCATATTATACAACATATTATTATCTTTATAATACAAACACAATACAACAATACAACACAACAATCATATTATTATTCATCAACACAACGAACACAACACAATGAATATATAATCATATCAGTAAACACACAGCAATCATCCGCAGAATACAACGATTAGCAGATAGCAAACTAATCACAGTATATATATCTGGTATCAATCAGACGGAAGACAGTAAGCACGCCATATTATCACGCATCTGGAAGATACAACACAGCTTGTAATATCGGTGAAATATTGGTTCTGCATCTGCTCCATGCTTTACGGAAGACAGCACCGGGGAATCCGGTTCAGGTGTACAGGATCGCCGTAGAATACAGATTGTTCGGTGTGACTGCTCATGAGACAACCGTAGCACTTAATATGGAAGACAATTCGCAGTTGCTTCAGGTCTTCATATTCTCAGGATTTACAGAAGATAACGCAGCTTGTTTATCATTTTCGGAAGACAATCCACGACATGATCCGCAGCAGTTTAGACAGAAGATAACAACAATATCATCCGCAGACAAATCACATCTATCTCAGGTTCGGAAGACAATCCGCAGCGACTACATCACATCATGTCATATCAGAAGACAAGACACCAACCGCATCAACTTCGGCAGTTATTAGCACATAATCCGCAACTGCTTATGCTCTCAGGTCTTCAGGATCGGCAGCAGACAACCGGCAATCTGGGAATAATCTGGTATATTCACCCGTAATGCTTTCGCCCTGGCTAAACCTTATCCGTCAGTGATCCGCAGCACAACCGATGTATGGAACCGCTCTTTCCGTGACGAATCGGAAGACGGACGGAAGATAATGGCGCTCTCAGGCAAAAATCTTGACCATGTAACCGTATAAAAGCACCTCGATGCGCTCAGAATCCGCTCTCAGCATATCTATTATAGGAAGATACGCACCTCAAACCGCGCTGATTGGCTCCGTGTCGGCTCTAACTGGTGTGGATCGGCAAGGATCGGAAGAACCGAAACAGGCATTGATTCCGTTAGTATTATCAATGAATGAATTTGTGAACGATTATGAACACGCTGCACTTACTCAGGTTTCAGGCGCTCAGGTTCAGCGGCTCCGGAAGATCGGAAGGTACAGAACACGGATACATCCAGCCGCATCCAGTGCATGATATCTTACCCGGAAGACTGCCGGTCTGATCCGTGACATAAAGACAAGATTTCGTGTCCTTTGATTTTGCTATGACGGTGATAAAGTCCTGTAGGGTGTCGCTGTCTGCTACTCCCTCTCGCTGTCCTGATACTGCCTGTACTGCCCCTGTAAGCGCCTGTAATCGCCGCCGGTATGCTTTCCGCATCCATTCCGTGACACATATATGCTGTGAAGTATCGCGGCCCTGTATAAGAACGCAGACTTTCTATAAAATGACCGCATACGGCATGAACCAAATGTACATAAATGGGCATTTTTAACTGCTTTAGCATGTAAAAGCGAATTGTCGGAATATTCACGGCCCCCACTCTCAAGCCCTGATTGTACCCCCATAAGTACAGGATTTCCCCTGAAAACCGGCCCCCGTACTTACCAAAATTAAAATTGTGTCAGAGTTTTTTCGCCATGTGTTCGTTTATTTGTGTCATTAAACGAACAGATGAAAGTGCTGAGAAAGCCTTATTTTCTCATGCTTTCCGCTCATTTTTGCATATCCTGTAATACATCCCCTTTTCCATCTTCGGGCCTGTACACTCTCCGTGATGTGTCAAGGTATTATTTAAGGGCACTCCATACGGAAATGCCCCCTTCTCAAAAATAGGAGATTTATATGTTGATCTGACAGCGCTGCCATGGCTTAGAGGTTTTCCGGAGATATCAGCGCCGGTCAGTAACAACCAAATTATATTGAATAATCACCTGCGGCCTGTCGTGCTGCCATATCCGCAGACGTTGCCGCCTGTGTCGCCTTTGCCGCCGCTTCTTTTGCCTTTGTAAATCTGTCCATAGACTTTGCAGCAGATCGGCGCTTGTCTTCCGCAATCTTTGACAGTGCCTGTTTTGTCAATGTATCATCATACAGGTGCATAAGGTCAGCAACAAGGCCGCCGGTCTGCATGATGTTTGCAGCAATTTCCACCTTATCATCCGCAGAAGTACACCCGGAAAACAGTTTATCAATTTCATGCCGTTTGCTGTCCGTCAAAGTCAAATCCGGGGTTTTCATAACTTCCGTGAACAGGCTTTCGGCTCTTGTCAGTGAATCATTCACGTCAACTTGCCCATCCTCGACCGTGACCGGCTCCCGTCCGTAGTTTTCAGCAAAAGGTCTGAAGGTCTTCAGGTCATCCGGTGAGATCGTCAAACCTAAGTCATCGACAAGATATTTGAAATTTGTACCTAACGAACCGCCATATGCAGTAATCGCAATTTCAGCGTCAGCCGCCATTTCGCGCACAGCTTTTGTCATTTCTTCGACCGATATACAAGGGATATGGATACCAAATTTATCGGAAAATCCGTTGATGAGTTTTTGACCGATATAACTCCCCTCGGCTGCTTCTCTCATCAACTGCACCTCTGCCCGTGACGGTTCAAGGTGAAAATCCTGATAAAGATGTAGCAATGTTGTAAGTCGCTCAGGTGCCGGTTCAGAAATCCATTCCGTCAACA